ACATATCTTAATCTCCTCTCTACCAATAACTAGATACTAGCATACTTCTACGTTAGCCAGAAACCTAAATTTTTATGGGGGGGACGGGATGTGGAGGTCACACCACACAGGGGTTCAAACCCATCTCACAGGGCCAGCGGTAGCGTGTGCGGTAGGTGGATAGCGTTAACGTAGCCCAAACCCAAGGCTAGAGCAGGGGGAGTAATGACTACCTAGTCAGTAGGTGAACGGGAGTAGGCATCCAGTCCCAAACCCCATTTCTAAATCTGACTCACTACCTACAGATAAACCACATAGATAATTTATAGATTTACAATCTAGATTGTAACCTAGGTAACTACCTACTACTACGGGTGTTTTCAAAGCATAGGTTATGCAACATCGGCATAACTATTTGATGTAGGGCTATTGATAAACGTAGGAATTGCACCGATAATCTAGTCACCTACTAACCTAGTAGGCACTAACTAAAGGAAGTTCCACCATGCAAGGCAAAGTAAACCGCGACGAATACATCCAGTTCTTCACCAATTGGGTGTTCTATCAATTCGACAGGCCGTCTAATCGTATGCATAACATCCTAGTCATTAGAGAGGTGGCAAAGATAGTCACCGATGATGAAGAGGCCGCATATTGGGGAGGCCGTGATTGTTGGACAATGCACGACATGGCTAACAAAGCCCTCCAAAGCCGCGCCATTGTCGCTGTAGAGGCCTAGTGCACTCTCTATGCGTCTATTCGGGCGCATAGGGGTTTGCACTGTCGCAAGCCATAACCTTTATTTACGGAGTCAGTGACCATGAGCGATACAACATACAACGGATGGAGCAACTACGCCACTTGGCGCATCAACTTGGAAATCTTTGATGGCTTTACGCTTGACGATTTTCACCGCACAGTTGACAAGTTCACGGAAGAAGAAGATGGCGAGGAGGTTGAGCGCACCATAATTTCTGAGCCTTATGAGTTCGCGCAGCAGCTTGCAGACTACGCCGAGGAGATTATCTTCTCTGACCCTTTAGGTAAGCGCGGCAACCTCATGGAAGACTATGCGCGGGCGTTCCTGCGTGATGTCAATTACATCGAGATAGCTGAACACATGATTCAAGATTACATCCGAGAAAACGAAGAGGTGACAGCATGACCACTACACAATGCACAGTTACCCGCTGCTGGTACGTTATTGGATACAGTGGGCGCAAGTATTGGGGCCACACCCCACGGGCTGCCGAACTGTTAGCACAATCCTATTTTTACAAATAAGAGGTGACACCATGAAAACAGTAAAAGAAATTGCAGCGTTTATTGAGGCGTACGGCAACATCATTGCAAACGTACCGCGAAAAGATGTAGAAGCCATAACGATGCTGAAGGCGTTAGATTATGATGAAACAGAAATAGCTAACCGCTTCCCCGAGGCGGGGTCAGTTTTGGATGCGTATCACCTATGGGGTGCAGCCCGTAGCTATAACGAAGGAGCAACATCATGAACTGCTGCGACTATGAATGCAATCAGGGGGCTAACTGCCCCGCGCGGGTAAACCCTACCCATAGGAAATACCCTCGCACCCTTGCGGAAGCATTCCCCCGCTTTCCTGCCCCTGACTTTGTGGAGGAAGGGCAGGACTACCATAAAGCCCTAGAAGTGGCCTTAATAGCCCTTTTAGTGGCTTTGCCCCTTATCCTGTGCCTGCGATAACCCCATGTGAAGGGCTAGGGGTATGCCAGAGAAAGGCTACCCCATGCTGGAATTGTCCTGCTCTGCTGAAGCGTAAGAGGCGAAAAGCCCCACGCGCAGGCGTGACAGTTACCTTATCCCCTATGACCATTATGGTTAAACAGTTGACCAGTGAGAAAAAAAAGAAGTAAGATATGCGTGTTGCCGTAGGAAGCGACACATTGAAGCCGTTTACTCATGCCTCTTCCCCTTGTTTTGGGGTTCCTACAAGGGGCAGCAGTAAGTGGCTTTTTTCGTTTCTACGCGCGCAACCGCTCATGTGTCGGTGACCCATACGGCAGGCATGAGGGATAGGTGACTACTGTGGGTAAGCGTTGAGATAGTCACAGGGGCGGCGAAGATAGAACCCCTACGCGAACGTCTGTCGGGTATGTGCGGCTCCGTCCAGCATTGAAGGCCTTTCCCTTTCAGTAGGGAGGGCTAGGTTTTGCTCACCATCCAGCAGAGGGGTTTTAGAGTAGGTAGAAGGCTAGAGTAGGTAAGAGATTAGAGTAGGTAACATTCTTTTTTTTTAGAGGGGTAAACATGACTGACATTGAGTACATACAACTTAGAGGTTTGCTGGCATTCCTCTTTTTTTTAACTGGCTTAGTGCTACTGGCCTATGCGATATGGGGGAAGCTATGACAGGCTACCAATCTAAGAAGGCTGCCGCCTTGGACAAGCTAGATGATGACGATACACAGATGTACCAGCGCCCGTGGGTAGGTCTGACATATGAGGAGTGGACTCATTACACAAGCTATGTGTACGCAGAAATTCTCAATGAAATAGAACAACTGTTGAAAAGTAAGAACACATGACCTGTATCTTTTTTTCCACAACTTTACAAACTATTTTCAAGAAAGGACTTTACTACACCTAACCTTCTAGCCCTATAATCTCCCCGTGGGAAGTTCCCCACTATTTAATGAAAGTTTCTTATGTCTAAATACTGTGTAAATTGCAAGCACTTCATCCCTAAAGAGGGTGACACCCATCACCTCTACGCTCGCTGTTCTGGCGGCGTTCTCCCCCTTCCCCTTTCCCTAGTCACTGGACAGCCCAAATACGGGGCAGAACTCAAGTACGCTGAAGTTAGGCGTATGTCCAGCGAAACCTGTGGCCCAGATGGTAACCAATACGAGGAGAAAATCTAATGTCTGACTTTTCACCAGAAACCCGCAACAGTGCTTGGTGGTCAGGCGATAGCCGCCTAGCCGCACAAGGTAGGGCTAACGAAGCTATCTTGACCAAGCAAGGAAAGATGGAGCGCCCAGACCTATCCCAAGTAGAAGCTGTCCAGATGGGGCATGTCATGGAACCAGTGATAGGCAAGCTGGCTCAATCCAAACTTCAGGTTGAACTTCACAAGATAGAACATGCCCTGACTCACCATAAAGAATCTTGGCTGCGTTCTCACTTTGACTTTGCAGGAACTGAAAATGGTAAAACAATTCTGGTTGAGGCTAAGAACTACAACGCAGGCACGCGCAGTAAATATGACGCTGAAGCTGGACTACTACCGGCTGCGGATATGGCTCAACTTGTCCACGAGGCCACGGTCTTTGGTTGCGAGAAGATTTACTTGGCTGTGCTATTCGGCGGTAGTGAGTTTGTCCTCATACCTCAAACAATTACTGAGGATATGAAGCTCAAGCACATACAAGAGATGGCTGTTCTGTGGGCGCATGTGCAAGCAGGAACTGCCCTCCCCCCTGAGTCTGTTGACCAAGCCAAGGCTCTCTATCCTGTCAGCACAGAAAGCACCCGTCTAGCCTCTGCAAGCGTAGAGGAGGCAGTCAGGTATCTCTCTGCTATCAAACGTGAAATAAAGGCCTTAGAAGAGCGGGAAGACCAGTTCCAGACTCTTGTCCAAGGCTACATGGAAGACAAGGCAACCCTAGCCAGCATAGATGGCAATGTGCTGGCTACATGGAAGTCTGCCAAGGCAAGCGTGAAGTTTGACGCTAAGTTGTTCCAAGAGGCTATGCCTGACATCTACAAGCAGTTTGTCAGAGAAATGCCCGGTTCCCGCCGTTTCCTAATTAAGTGAGGTTCACCATGTTTTTTTGGCAAGATGAAAAAGATGCGTTGTCTGAAGAGTTGGATTACATCAAACGCAGGATAGATGGTCTAGAACACGCCATCAACACCATACAAAAGGTAATAGCCGAAGGTTACGGATTCAAGTTTCAAAACCATCCACTTAACTACGGCCTCAAGAAAGATGGAACACCAAAAGCAAAGCCCGGAAGGAAGCCAAGATGAAAGCCTATCCCTACCAACATCGTCACCCTACTACTGGTGTAACAACCAGCAGCGAGGGTATGGACTTGCGAGACTACTTTGCGGGGGTAGCAATGCAAAAACTTATGGGGACAGCAGAAATTGATTATTGTTGTCAAACCGCTTACATATGGGCAGACGCAATGCTGAAAGCTAGGGAACCTAAAGATGAGCAAAGTTAACAAGCTAGACCTAGCCATCTATGTCATGGCTATAGCCTCAGTAGTAGATACCACAATCACACTTATGGAGAAGTTCTTATGAGCAACATCATTCCCTACAACGACATGCAGCAGATGGCAGAGGTAGCTGCCAGTAGCAAGATGTTTGGGTTCAAGAGTACACAGGAGGCACTAGCTATCATGCTGCTGTGCCAAGGCGAAGGACTGCACCCTGCTATCGCTATGCGTGATTACCATGTGATTCAAGGTAGGCCTGCTCTGAAAGCAGATGCCATGCTTGCTAGGTTTCAGCAAGCTGGTGGTGCGGTGAAGTGGGATGTGTACACAGACCAAGAAGTTACTGGTACGTTCTCTCACCCTAGCGGTGGTAGCTTGGCAGTAACGTGGCTACTCTCTCATGCCAAACAAATAGGTATCGCAAGCAAGGATAACTGGTAGAACTACCCCCGTGCCATGCTACGGGCTAGGTGTATCTCTGAGGGTATCCGTGCTGTCTATCCCGGCTGCGTAGTAGGTGTGTACACGCCAGAAGAAGTACAGGACTTCTCACCAGCCCCTGCCACTAGAGACATGGGTATGGTGGAGGAAGTGCAGTTGCCAGCAGTACCGCAGGAACCAGACGGTGCTTACGCCTTGTACGTTCCCGGCAACCCTGACCCCTATAACCGCTTTCATACTGTTGATGAGTGGCTAGGAGGCTATGTTGACATGATTGCGCGTATCCACCACAGCACCAAGATGCCAGATGGTCTGAAGGCTGAAAAGATAGATAGCCTAAAGGTCTGCAACATGGACATGATTGACTCGCTGGACTCTCTAGGCAAGGCAAAGATTAAGGCCAACATGGTCAAAGCTGGAGTGCCTTTATTCCCAAAGTCGGAGTTGTCCCCACTAAGTCCCGAAGTGGTACACAGCGAGACAATATCCTAAGACACCTAGAAGCAGGCAAGTCGTTAACCCCACTGGAAGCATTAAATGAATACGGTAGTTTTCGGCTTGCTGCCCATATCGAAGTTCTTAGGAAAGAGGGATACAACATCTTTACAAAGATGGTTAAGCAACACGGCAAAGAATACGCCAGTTACTCATTACAGAAAGGAAGAGAGTAGTATGAACAATCAACATCGTGAGATGCCCGGCAGCGGGGTAGCGTTCTTTGAAGAGGAAAAGAAGTCAGAGAAAGGCCCAGACTTCAAAGGCTTCATAGTCCTAGAGATGGATTACAAAGCTGGAGAAAAGCTGAAGTTTGCTGTCTGGCAACGTCCTACCAGCAAAGGCACTAGCTTGCTGTCTTTCAAAGAAGACAACTGGACTAAGCGTAAAAAGCAAGAAGAGCGTGAGGCTTATCAGGCCGAAGTAGTGGAGGTAACCCCTGCCTACAAGAAGCCACGGGTGGACTCTCGCGTCCGCGAAGATGATGATTCTGAAATTCCGTTTTGATTTAGAAAGGATTAAATATTATGACTGAAGAAGAATTGAACTCCTTGAGAGAAAAAGACATAACGCAGTGGGTAATAAAGAATGGTGAGAAGAGGATGTTAGAAGACATTGGGCAAACACCTAAGTTGTTATCACTAAAACTATCGGAATTTTTGAAAGTAGATTTTTCTGCCGTTATGGAAGCAAAAAAACATTGGCATACCACCAACACTACAAGAAAACATTAGACAGAAAGTTTTGATGGCAAAAGAATCACCCACCAGTAGGACGTTAGCAGTCTTGCGAGAGCAAGGCTACACAGTGGCTATCGTTGAGAAGTGGAACCCTCACGCAAGGATACGGCAAGACCTGTTTGGGTTTATCGACATCCTTGCCATCAAGAGGGATGAGACATTAGCGGTGCAGGCCACTGCGTCCGGGGTGAGTGACAGGATAAAGAAGATTATGGCTAGTGAACTATTACCGAAAGTGAGGGAAGCAGGATGGAAGATACAAGTGTGGGGCTGGCGCAAGTCAGCGAAGACAAACAAGTATGTCCTGAGGATAGAGGACATATCGTAGAACTTATAAACATGTCTCTACAGCAACTGTGGGACTTGGCTTATAAGGCTGGTTTTGAAGATGGTATGAGTTTTATTTCAAAGGATTAAAAATGGCTGAAGGTGGAAAAATTATTGATGTAGAAGCAACAGAAGTACCGGCAGTCAAGCCGCATATCTTTGTGGCTACTCCTATGTACGGCGGCATGTGTACAGGTTACTTTACAAATAGCCTCATTGCTATGACTAACGTGATGAAGAACTGCGGGTGGGATATGTCCTTCTCTAGCATGTTTAACGAATCACTCATCCAGCGGGGCAGGAATGCTCTTGTTCACCAGTTCCTAAAAACACCTTGCACTCACTTGCTGTTCATTGACGCAGACATTAAGTTTGATGCCAATGACATTCCTCCTATGATTCATGCAGACAAGGGCATCATCTGCGGTATCTACCATAAGAAGGAAATCAACTGGCAAGGCGTAGAGAAAGCAGTACACGAAGGTACAGACTGGAAAGAACTACCAAAGCGTACAGGCTCTCTGGTGGTCAACCTTGTGGGCTACGAAGGTGCAGTCACCGTGCCTATAGACAAGCCTGTAGAGATATGGGCAGGCGGCACTGGATTTATGCTTATCAAGCGTGAAGTGTTTGATGACCTCAAAGACAAGGTATCTAGCTACAAGAATGACGTAACCATCCTTGCTGGTGACTTAGGCCAAGAGCCTATCATTGAATACTTTGCTTGCAGCATAGAGCCAGAGACAGAGCGGCTGCTGTCAGAGGACTATCACTTCTGCCGGGTAGCGCGTCTTAACGGGCATAAGATTTACGCAGCACCGTGGGTACGTCTAGGCCACTTTGGAACCTATTTGTTTGAGGGTGGCTTACTGCCAGCGCCATAATGAAGTTCAGTCAAGACTGGTTTAGCAACACCATCCCTAACTTCCAGTACATCAAGACAAAGCTACCTTCAACAGAAGCCTTCCTAGAGATAGGAAGTTTTGAGGGTAGGTCAACTTGCTGGATACTTCAAAACATGCTAGACAAGGAAGGGACGCTTGTATGCGTGGATACCTTTGAAGGTGGTGAGGAACACGCAGCACTTGACTTGACAGACTTGAGAAAGACCTTTGATGCCAACGTAGCGGAAGCAAAGGGTACAGACCAAGCTGTTGAGGTGATAGCCAAGACATCGTGGGAGGCCTTGAGCGAGTTGGTGTACTTGGACTTTACTTTTGATTTCATTTATGTAGATGGCAACCACCAGACCCCAGAGGTGCTGCTGGACGCTTGTCTCGCATTTAAGTTATTGGAGCCTAACGGCGTGATGCTGTTTGATGACTACGGCGGCGGTGCTGGCGTAGGCGCAGCGGTAGATGCCTTCCTAAAGGCTTACAGCGGTCAGCTAAAGGTAATCGTTAAGAACTACCAACTAGCTGTTCAGAAGGTCTAGCGGCAACCCCACCGCTTTCTAGCTGCTTTCCCCCGTTCACCTGTCCAAGACTTGCTTCTAGCGCAGAAAGACTTGTGACGGGGGCCAGACTTGGTAGGGGCTTTTAGGTTACTACCTGTAGCCCTATTTGTCTTTGCCCTACCTTTGGCGGTAAGACCACCACCCTTCTTGACAGATAGCTTCTCGCCCCTGCCAACAGATAAATTAGGAGATTTCTTTCTAGGCATACAAGCGTGTACCTTCCTTATCAATTATAAGCACCTGACCTCTAGGCTTTGCACTTTCCACATTGGAAACAGAGATGTGCGTCCAGCGGTCAAACTCACGGATTAGCTGGTCAAAAGGTAGACCGGCAGCAATGATTGCCTTCACCACTTCATCAGGGGTCATGCCGGGTACACGGATGTCCGCAGCGCAACCAAGCCTGTGCTGGCTAGTGTCTTTGCTTCCTACTGCGTCATTTACTTCTTTGCACCGAAATGCGCTGTTGACCATGATTGGTACGCCACCCAAAACGCTTTTAACTTGCTCCAGAAGTTTTGCCAGACGGAGAAGATTCTCTGTTTCATCATAGTCAGGTTCATTGTCAAACTCCCTGTGGTCAGTAAATGTCAATTCATCCAAAGTGAAGTGCGGAGTAATGTTCATTTTGCAGCCACTCCTTGTATCTTCTCAGCAGTACGCATACCGCCCAGCCCCAGCATTCCCAAGAGCAAAGGCATCATTGTCCCGGTGTCCATAGTTGGGAACTTGACCGGATGACCTGCCAGCGCAGAACCCCACTCAGCTAGTGGGCCTATAACAAACTGAACACCAAACCCCGCACCGCATATCCAGCCAATAGCTGGCCTCCAGCCGCTCACAAACAAAGAAGAACTTGCCGCCTCTATCTTGTTGATGTCCATTTGTCCTGCAAGCTGGGCTAGTTCTCCAGACTGTTGCAGCTTCATCAATTCCAGCTTGGCAGCAGCCTGCTGTGCAGGGTCAGGGAAAACCCTATCTAAGACTTTACCGCCTATGTCTAGCAGTGCGGATACGGGGTCAAGGGCCATTGGGCTTCTCCTCTTCTATGTGAGAACCAACTTTAAGGCCAGAGAGCCAGCCTATCAAGCCACCAATAATGGTCTGAAAAGCAGGGCCAATGATTTCAAATATTTTGGTGTTGTCCACTTCCTTGACAAACAAGCCGTGAATCAGTGCCCAGATTAAGGACAGCACGACAGCGCACAAGGTAGCGGTAACCATGTAAGTTACGACAGAAACCAATTTGTCTTTATCGTTCATCTTGCTTTCTCCATGATTTTGGCTCTCAACATGGGGCTATCTGAAGTGCCAGCCCACTCTGGCAAAGCGTTCCAAATAAGTGTGTAATCGTCTACGCTGCACTTTGACCTATCCAACCACTCCAGCATAGCCTTGTGGCGCTCTGCTGGGTCATGCACTGTCCAACCAATAACGTACAACTCTTGTACCGCGCAACTAGCCTGCTTGGGCTTCTCCTGCTTTTTTGGTAAAAGAGGAGGCTCTGTTGATAAAATTAACTTATCCTCTGCACTTGATGTTGTTAGCAGCATCAAACAACACAGAATAAGCAGTCTCATCCATCTTTGGCCTACAGACCTTCACCGGGGGTAAAGTAGCATTCAGAAGCTGCTGCACCAATAAACGCAATGTACAAAGGGCTAGAGCCAAACTGAGTAGGCACAGTAAAGACCCTGGTGCTTGCTGGAACAGAAACAAGTGCGTACTGCGGAGAACCGTTAGCTGGCGCTGCAATAGTAGCGCTAGAGTTGGAACTTACATAAAAATACACCGGCTGTCCAGTAGTTCCAGCAGGCTGGTGGTTAGCCACCATTAGCTGATTGCAAGGACTATCAGCGGTAATGCTGATAATCTGGGAAACCGTAGTAGCGTTAGCCCTATACGTCTTTCCCTGTGCTTGGAAAGCAATATTGTTAGCCATTAGTACACCTTGCAGCCACCGCCTTCAGTGGGGCTATGTTTAGTGTCGTATTCGGGTGTGCCTGAGAAATCAAACACAGACCTATAGCCACCCTTGGGAAGCTGACCCGGCTCCCAGCGTGTCATGTTCGGACTGCCATCACGGGGCAGTTGCGGACGGACAGACTTGGCTACTTGCTGATTCAAATCATGAGGACGTTGGTGTTCTCTCTTTGACATTACTTTTCTCCTTTGCGGTTACTACAAGATACGCGAAAACTACATAAATTGCTAGTGCCGAGACACGCTCCCATCCCAGACCCCACAT